TCTCACAACCTGCCATATCGGCCGTTTGTTGGTGAAAGTCGAGGTCTTTTTTATGATATGCTTCCTGTACTTCCCTAGCACCTGGCTGTTCGACGAGGCAGGCCCAATGAGTAAGTAACCTTGGTTCTTGTTGCGAGTAATCTGCCTTGAGCCAATATTCACCCATTTCAGGAATGAATAACTTCCTAACGTCTTTCGCAAACTGACCACGGCTGGGTACTTGCTGTAAGTTAGGATGATTATAAGAAAAACGGCCAGACACAGTGCCACCACTGTCAGACCTAATTTGATTAATATGTGCATGTATTCTACCCTCCTCTGTATAACTCATTAGCCCTTGTAAAAATGTGCCACGTAATTTGTTTAACTCACGTGCTTGCATTATTAATCTTGGCAGTTCATGTGGATGATCTGTCAAAAACATTTTTGTAAACGAAGGAGAACCTGTTTTGTCAGTTCTCTCGTATGGTAAATTTAATGCGTCAAAAGCTTTTGCAATAGATGCTGCAGCCCATATTTCTACATTAAGATTTGTAAGATCCTTAATACGTTTCATTAACTTTTTTTCTTTGTTATGAAATTTTGTATTTAATTCTATGCATTTATAAGTATCAAATCTAACACCACGCCTGGTCATATGAAATATTACATTTATTAATTTACATTCCACATCATACACTGTGGTAAGATTATCCTTTACAATTTCCCATGTAAGTTTTTCATGTAACTTATATGTAAGATCAGCATCAGCTTCTGCATACTCACCTACAAACTCTGCAGGTAATTTATACATTTCTGATTTTGGATTTACGCCAAATGCTTCTGCTGCTTCTTTTAATTTTTGCTCGTTTTTAAACTCACCAAGATATTCGTGCACAATACTATTTAATGTATACGAATATCTATTTTCATCTATTAACGCAGCAGCTACCATCGTGTCGTGTATTCTACCTTTTACTTCTATTCCTAATGTCCACAACCAACCTATGTCGTACTGTGCATTGTGAAATATTTTTTCTATTGTGTTATCATTACAAATAGATTTTATGTATTTTACAACTTTCTTTTCATCCATGTTACCACCACCTTCATGTGAAATTGGATAATAAGCTTTGAACGATGCGGTGGCTATAGCTATTCCTATCACCTTACCTTTCTTAGTTGGCCAACCTGGTCCATGCTTTATTAAATCCGGGTCACACGTTTCTAGGTCAATTGCTACACGTCCCTCAATATTTGGAAACTCTGTAGGTGCAACCCAATGTGATGTTACTGTTTTATATAGATCCTGAGTCAATTATCTCTCCTGCTATTGCTGCATAACCTGCCATGTCGACAAAATTATCCATATTTATTTTTCTACCTTGATTGTTTCTAGATATTTTTAACAATATCATCATCAAAGCAACGTCATCTGCAGTAATGTTAGCCATCGGTTGTAATTTTTTATCTAAAAAAATATTCCAATATTCTGCTATCTCTGCATGATTACTAAATGCATCGCCATGCGATAGATTTCTATCTTTAGCTACTAGCCTACTAGCTTCTTCTAATATTTCTTCTTTGGTCATATTATAAACCCTCCATCTCGTTGTGGTTGTATTATATGTAGTTGTTCTCTAGCACGTGTTGCTCCTACATAAAACACACGGCATTCGTCATCCGAATCCTTTTCCATTGCTTCTTGTGATTTTCTAGATAGATCTGTAAGCAGCATGACATTGTCTGCTTCTCCACCTTTTGCACCATGTATGGTGCTTATATTTATTTTAGGATCTTTTGATATTGTGCCTCTAATCTCTATGGCACGTAAGTATTCTTTATCTCTATTGCCAACTTTATCAAATGCTACATCCCATGGCCTGCCCCCCATTAATAATCCATGATGCATTACAAGCTCTTCTAACTCGTATTGTTCTTTGTCAGCCATTTTTAAATTTTTATGTCCCCTCTCTATACCTATCTGACTAGACATGTATGAATATATGTCTCTTATGTCTGCCAAGGGTACAATTTCACCATTATTTAATTTTTTCCATGCTTCTACAGCGTTTAACAATTTTGCAGATATAGGTAATTTATTATTTCTTTTGTACAACATACCTTGTAATCGTATGTCACGTTCTATCTCATCAAGCATGTAATTAGTCCTAGCCATTACAAGCCAACTACCTGGATCTTTTAAATTAACACTATCTGGATAAGAATGGTACTGTACTAATCCAGCTCTTTCTGTGCCTCTCCATTGTTTGTTTCTTCTTAATTTTACTCTATTTATTATTCTACCTGATAAATTTTGAATAACACGAGAACACCTAAAAGACTGTTTTAGTGTTTCTACTTCACCTGGTAACTGTATAAAATATCTAACATCTGCACCTGCCCAATTGTATATAGCTTGGTCATCATCACCACTTATGTAAATCTGTCTTGCATTCTCTGTTAGTTTGTTTATCATTCGCCACTGCAATTTACATAAATCTTGTGCTTCATCTACAAATACAACTTCTAATTTTGGGACAGGACCAGAATCCAAATACAATTCTATCATGTCTGTAAAATCAAATACTTCTTTTTTCTTTTTAAATTCTTCTAACGATCTTTGTGCACGTAACAAAGAATGCCACGACATATCTTGTAAATTAGAGCTATTGTAATGTTGTTCTAAATCCATACACTTCATACGTGCTAAATTTATTTCGTTAATTAGTATGTTATCTGTGGTCACTACACCACCAGATTCTGCACCATCTGTTACAGATCCTAAATCCATGCCAAACGTTTGTGCAAACTCTTTATAATTGTCACGTGACATGACTTCTGATTTAGTTAGTCCTAGTTGATGAAAAGCAAAAGAATGTAATGTCCTGAAATACGGTAGATGTTGTTCTTCTAATTTAAACTTTTTTATTGCCCGGTCACGAGCCTCGGTTGCCGCTTTCTTGGTAAATGCAACAAACGCTATGCGATCTGGTGCAGTGCCTTTTGCCAATTCTTGTTCTACAAGATTTAATAAATTATGTGTCTTGCCTGTGCCTGGTGGTCCTAATATTATCTTAGTCTTACTGTGCATTTGCCATCCTTTCCTACAAATATAAATTTCATTTTTAATCTTTTTTGTTCTTGTGTAAGTCTTCTAAAAATACGCGTGCCAGGTCTCCATGTTTTACGATAACTCTCACTCTTTACATCGTATATCTCAACTCTACCTTTCTCGTCTATTGCTATAAGATCTGCCGGACCTAAACCATACAAATTTTTAAACACAAAAAATCCTTTTTCTATTAAATACAGAATAGCCATCTGTTCACTCTGCATTCCCTTTTTTAGTTTTGGTAATTTAGAACGGCGCACCATCTACCTCCTTGATGTCAAATGCAGAATCTTGTTGCTGGTATGCAGGCACGCCCCACACACGTACAGTTCTACCTTTTAAATTAAACTTATCACTTTTACCTTTTAGATGTCGCAATGCTTGCACAAGTTGACCTGTGTTAAAATATGTAAACTTGTTACGTGTAAGATAATCTTGTAGATCCTTAAGTCTAAACCATGTCACACCATCTTCTGTCCATGGTTTACGTAATAATAATTCGTCACGATTTAGAGCCTGGGCACGATCAGTACAAAACTCCTGGAGGTGAGCCTCAAACTGACCGGCCAATGACCCATCATCAGACACAGGAATCTTGATAAGATTTTGCATCAATCTCTCAATTATTTCCTGCCATACTGACTGTTTTACAAGAGCAGGCATGTGATTTAAACTATTCATACATTTTTTTTGGAACTTAGTTTGTATCTGCAGCTCTTCTGTTTGTAATTCCATTCTAGCGTCACCAACATCTAAAAACCACACAGGTGGATCTGTTTCTAATTTAGTCAGTGCGCTAAACTCTAACGACGTACCATTACCACCTACACCATATTTTCTGCCTCTACAAACTTTTGCATTGCAGTAAGAACTAATAGGTGGTTCTTTACATCTATAATTATATTCTTTCTTTTCTAATTGATTTTGTACTGTCACTACCTCTGATGCTGACAAGGGTGGCGTCATGTAATCCTGGTTGTATTTTTCTAATAACGTTTTCCAATTGTCTGCATCAAACTTACGTAAGTATACACCAATGTTAAACAAACCATTGTTGCGTGTGCCTTCTGGAAATCCTTGTGTACATAATTGTTGTAAACAAGGAGGACCATCTTGTATGACATCATTAGATACCTGTAATGCAACTTTGTCTATTTCTTCTACAACGTATTTATCATATAAAGAATAGAACTCTGGCAATGTCGCTGCTGTTCCATCATCTTTGTAAGCATATCTAGTTGTACTTTTTGAATTATAATAAGGAAGATTTAAAAAATTACCTAAGTCTCCTTTCTCTATCAGTATCGTTGATTGTTTGGGAAATACTTCTACAGAAGAATGTCCTAAACCAGATGCAACCTCTCGTAGTTTCTCTCTGGCTAATCTTGCGGACACTGGGTTTTTAAAAAACATAAACAAATGCATGCCTCCACTTTTGGATCTGCATGGCACTAACGGTAATTGTAAATTTCTAATACTATTTATTATTTTTTTGTAATCTATGGGATACGTGTCTATATCTATACACCCCCATTTAACTGTGTTGTCTGCTTTTATTGGAATAATACCTAAGGATGGACCATTACCAGCTAGATGATTATTCCATAAATCATCATTTACTTCTTGTTTTACAATATATGATTTGCCTTCTTGCTTACCGTCAGCACGCGAACCGCTAGGTTGGTGCTGACCATAAGCCACGTCTAAGCCTTCAAATATTACTTTGAATCTTTCCACTAAACCTCCAGTATAGTAGAAGACCTACCTAAAACGGTACGTCTTCTTGGCTTTCTGTTTTGTTAGATTGTGGCGCCTCTTTTACAGGCTCCCCCTCTGACATAGGTTTAGCTTCGACTTCTCCTCGTGATGCGGCAGTAGAAAATGATTTTGCCTCGTTGTAAACGCCAGCGTCTTCTAACTGTCCGGTTCTCTCAACTTGATAACCAAACCAACTACCACGATCATTAGACTCGCTAACTGTCGATAGCTTGTAAATGATAGCATATGTTGGTGGTGTAAAACTTCCCGATGGACCATTAACTTTTTGGCTCAACATTAAGCTGTTCCAACGTCTACTCTTTTTTAATTGAGTAGATGTCATGCTGACAACTGCCTGGGACCACGCACCATCTTTGCCTTGCACCATAACATAGTGATAAGCAGTGGTTGCAATGTAATTACCATTAGGTAATACATCTTTAAACGTCATCTGGTCACGTTTAGTTTTACTTAGAATGCCACTATCAGCGTGGTGTGATTCTACAAACCCTCCACCTTGCTCACGTGGTTTCCATTCTACGTATCGTAGTTGGTAGAGAACAGGAATTACGTTAAGTGAATCACTGACCTCTTGTGTAACAGTATTATAAAACTGTCCTATTTTAGCACCATCAACGTACTCCGCTTTTTGCGGGTTTAGTTGTGGGCTATTGGATTGTAGTATGTTGATGTAAGGTATTGCGATGTCTCTTGACATGTCAAGATTACCGAAACCACTTGCATCTTTAGAATCACTAGCAAGAACTGCTAGATCTAATTTTGCCGCTTTCGCGACTGCCTGTGCTTTAGCCATGGCCGTTTCTCCTATTCTTTTATCGTTGTTTTTTGTCCTACGAAAGCCCCAAGCAAATCCATAGGTAATTGCTTACCTGCTTCATGCTGCTCTCGTATGAATGCGCGAAGGGTGGAAGGTTCGACCCATTCACGTTGCATTGATTGATAGCCTTGTGACTGTAAACTATCTATCAACGACTTAGCTTTCTCATCTTCATTCCTTCCAAAGCTACAACTGACCTGGTTCTTTATTAAATCACCAAATCCATTGTTTCGTAACCACTCAAATGCTGCTTCTTTTTTTGCATCTTTTATAGAAGCACCATAGTAGTTGGTAACCTTAAGATGTCTACCGTCTGCCAACTTTAGCTCTGACAAACCTACTTCTGCAAATAAGTTAGGTAGAACATTTTCTGCTAAATGTTTTTTGTAATCTTTTTTCTTTTTTAATTGCTCTTCTAAATCTGCAATCTCTTTATCTGTGTCTGCTACATCATTCGCAACAGCACCTATCTTACCCATGTTATCCTGGGCCGTGCTGCCCGCATCCATTTTCATTTGGGTAACTAAATCTAAATCTCTTGGGTCTAAACTTGTCATATTATCCTTTCAAATCTATTTCTATGTCGTAGTATCGTTTCTCATCTCGATCCCACTTTAACACTTTAAATTTACCTCTATTCATCTCACTAACAACTGCGCCAGCTAGAGCAATAATAGCAGGATCACCAATCAAAAGCAAGTAGTCATCGTCACAAAATGTGGATAACTCTTTTTTTAATTTATGAGTAAGTGGTCCAGCAGACAAAACAATTTGTTTATTATCTGGTAATAATATTTTAAGATCGCCAAATTTTTCAGCTGACCTAATATTTCTACCCATTTCTTGTAAAACGTAAACTGTCATATTTTTATTTCTTGATTATATTATACCATATGATATAATTCGTTTCAAGAATAAAGAAAGACTTATGTATAAATTTAAAACTGAGCCGTATGAGCATCAGAAAGATGCGTTAAAAAAATGCTGGAATAAAGAATCTTTTGCCATATTTGCAGAAATGGGTACAGGCAAAACTAAAATAGCGTTAGATAATGCATGTATATTATACAACAAAGGTAAGATAGATAGGGTTTTAATAGTTGCTCCGAAGGGTACATACATGAACTGGGTAGATCAAGAAATTCCAGTTCATGTTCCTGACTATATAGAAAAGAATGTTGTTGCATGGAAACAATCTACAAGTTCTGATTATAAACAATCACTTATAGACATAAAAAAAGCTGACGATTTTAGATTTAAAATTATGGTTATGAATGTAGAAGCATTGTCTACAAAGAAAGGTGTAGAATTTGCCAGGATATTTTTAATAGGTAAATCAATGATGATAGTTGACGAAAGCACAACAATAAAAAATCCACAAGCAAAAAGAACAAAGAACATATTAACACTTAGCAAAGAAGCAAAGTATAGAAGAATACTTACAGGATCACCTGTAACACAATCACCTATGGATTTGTGGTCACAGATGGATTTTCTTGACCCAGAAATATTAGGGCAACAAAGTTTTTATGCATTTAGAACTAGGTATGCTGTTGTTATCACAGCTAATGCAGCAGGCGGCACACATAAATACCAAAAGATAGTTAAATTTAAAAATTTAGCACAACTAGGTAATTTAGTATCACCACACTCTTATCGCATTCTTAAAAAAGATTGTTTAGATTTACCAGAAAAAACATTTATTAAACGTGAGGTAGAACTAACAGATGAACAACGTGTTGCATACCAGGACATGAAAACAAATGCAATGACTGTGTTAAAAGGACAATCTCTTACAGCTGTAAATGTATTGACACAACTGATGAGATTACATCAAATAACATGTGGACACATGAAAACAGATAGTGGTGACGTGTTAAATCTTAAAAACAACAGGATAGACGAGTTAATGCAAATATTATCAGAAACAACAGGTAAAGCAATTATATGGGCAAACTACATACATGACATACTAAACATAGAGCAGGCAGTAAAAAAAGAATATGGGCCCACATCATATTGTACATATTATGGTGCTACCAAACCAGAGGACAGACAACGTTGCATATATGATTTTCAAAATAGTAAAAATGATTGCCGTTTTTTTATTGGTAATACACAAACAGGTGGATATGGTATTACACTGACGGCAGCTAGCACAGTAATATATTACTCCAATAATTATGATTTAGAAAAAAGAATACAGTCAGAAGACCGTGCACATCGTATAGGTCAAAAAAATCCAGTGTTATATATTGACATGGTATCAAAAAATACTGTAGATGAAAAAATAATAAAAGCGTTAAAGAATAAGGTAAACATTGCAAAAGAAATTAGTGGTGAAGAATTATCAGACTGGATTTGATTTAGATTATACTTGCATTATAATCATCCAATTTTTTCATAAATGCATTAGTAGCACGTACAAATTTCTCGCCAGTCAGTTCGAATCTTTGGAAGGTTAAATCACGCGAACACATAAGAACAACACCCTGGTCTATCTCTGTGTCAAACAAAACATTGTGGGCTGCGGCGTACGCTGCAAGTTGCATTAAATAATCTTGTATCCATTCACGTTTCTTTGGCCTGTTAGTTTGTTTAAAATCCATAATAGTAGGCCTGTCTTTATATACACCTATCATGTCTGCAGTGCCTGCGTATTTACCAGGATTATACAAATGCACTTCTGATCCCCATATTTCTGTTATATCGGTAAACGCTTCATCTATTATTTTTTGCGCCATTTTTTCTGCTTGCACACCTATTTCTGTAAGATCTTTGTATTTATCTCCGTTCACAAAACGTTCTATGTATAGGTGGAGCGCGGTACCAATTTGACCTGCTGTCTTTATTATTTCCTCTGCTTTTTTCTCACCAACTTTTGCACGCCATTGTTTTAAAAACGTTTTATCTTTGGTTTTAGAAAGTATGGTGGTAACGGAAGGTAACGCTTGACCATCAGGTGTAAGGTATAATCTACCATCCCCTTCTTTGCGTTTTAATTCTGCGTAATTATATTTCTTAATTAATTGCACGCGACATTATAGCACAGATTGTATTATAATTCTAGTGCTAACTCGGTTGTCTCTTCTACTCTTCTTGTCCAACCTTTTCCAAATGTTGCAAACGTAGAAAGACCTTCATAGTATTCTTGTCTTGCTGATTGGTATTCCTTTATAATATCACTAATTCCGTAATCATCATCTCCACCAATTTTTTGTTGCAATGCATTTAGTGTTTGTGGTCCAATACCACCGTCCACTGTAGTACCAATTATTTTTTGTAAAAATTTTGCTGCTCTACCTGGTCCTGCGTTAACACCAAAATCAAATAAACATAAATCTAGACCATTTGGTATTTCATCACATTTCATTCTATCCCAGTAACCTTTTTTATAAATTGGTGCTACATCTTCTACTGTTAAATCTTTCATGTTTTTTGTGCCACCGTGTTCTTTGTACACTCTTTTTGTTACACCTAAATTTGTTTCTCCACCTGGGTCCTCGGGGTGGTTAACATAGCCACCTTCATGATGTAAAATAGTTTCTAAACATTTGTTGTAATTTTTTTTCATTATCTATCCAATTTTTTATTTATATTTTTTATTTCGTTTTCTATTACAGCTATTCTAGCTTCCATTTTTGTAAACAAAATAAGCGCTTCTTCTATTCTATCAATATCACGTTCCATGGCATTTATTCTTTGAGATGTCATGCCCCATGTAGCACCAAGTGCTACAAATATGCCTAGTATCCACATGATATCTCTTAAACTCATGATACTAAAGAAATTATACCGCCCTTCGCAGCTAGACGTGGCATTTGTTGTACTGGGTTATTTCTATTACCAAATTGATTTGCTAATGCAGCATCTGTATTTCCTGTATATAAACTAGCTGCAGCTGCAGGATTCATTGTAGTATTACTAGCAATAGAAGTGCCTACGGCAGGCGAACCTACCGTAGACGTTGGCGAGGATGGAACTCTATTAGTTCCAACAACCGTGGGCTGTATGGATTGCTCACGGAACTGGTTAAACTGTCTTTGGTTTTGTATGTTTTGTAAATTCTCCTGTTGTTTTTTTATCTGTTCGTTAATCATGTTTGTATTATTTGTAGGAGGATTTGTTACAGTATTTCTAAAATTTTGTATATCATTGTTTCTTAATTGCTCTGCCTCTAAGCTAGCTAAAGTTCTATCCAAATCATCTAAATCAGATTTAAAATTAATACCAATTACTTCTAACGCTCTCGCAACAGCAACACTATTTTTTGCTGAATTAGGATCTATTAATTTCATAAATGCATTCATGTTTACAGGATTTGTAAGTATCTTACCTGTTTGTCTAGCAAGTAAAGAAAATAAAACTGTAGAAAATAATGATGATCCTAACATTGCACCAGCACCAGAACCTGCAACACCAGTTTTTGCACCCGGTGCAAACGATCTAATAGCTCCTCGCAATCCAGAAATCTGTGCACGTCTAGCTATGAATGTACTGATGTCAGGCACGCCACCTTGGAATGCTCTTTCTAACACTTGTGTAAATTCTAATACTTCTTTTGTAGTAGGCATTCTACCAACTTGACCATATTTTCTAGATCCATCGGCTAATATTCTAACTGTGTCTGCTCTTGCACCTGCATCTATTAATTCACTAGATCCTGTTTTTGCCCAATTAGGTAATTTACTGCCAGGCGTGTAAGATCTAGAAGCTATTTTAAAAGCTTCGTCTAATGTTTGGAATTGATTGCTACCAGGATCAGACAATCCTAAAGCACGTATAAATTTTTTAGTATCTAAATAAGTTGCTTCTTGTCCTTTAGGTGCAAGTTTTCTTGGATCATCTCCAGATCTTAAAAACCCTGCAAACAAAGGATCTATTTCTGATTGACCTTTAAATGGTACAACAGCACTTTTGTATGCATTGTCTACATGTCTTCTTAAAGCAGCTCTAAATATATCATCTCCTACCAAACGATGAAAATTTTTCATAGCTTCTGGCGATTCCATAAATTTAGCAGTGTCTAATAATTGATCTGCATATTTAGTGCCTTGTTTTAACATTTTGACACGATAGCCATACATGTCCATGCCTTGTATACCTAAAGCTTTTGCTATTGGTGTATCAAATAAAAGTTTACCATCCATGTACGCATTATCAAAAGCTTGTTTTGCACCTAATACTTGTGCACTTTTAGGTGATGTTGCCATGGCTCTTTCAAATGCTGTTTTTAAATCCATTGCAAATTGTAATGAATAACCATCTTCTCCAATAGCCTTCATTAAATCAGGTAGTTCTTTTGTTAAAATCTCTTTTACTTGTGAATAATTTATTGCATCATCACGCATTAACAAATTGTTTTCTATATAATCTCTCAAAGGTGCTGATTTAGGTGTCGGTAATATTTGTCCATTTAAACCTACGCCAACACGGTTATCTAAGGATAATATATATTGTTTTGCAATTGCTTTTGGATCCATCATGCCGCCACCAATAACAACGGTGTCACCCTGTGAGTCAGCTAATTTCATCCAATCATCTAATAAACCTTGTAAATATTTATTGTATTTTGTTGCTGTAGCATAAGCCGCAGGTTTTGTTATTTCTGATAACTTTGCATATGTCATGTAAGGACCAATAGAGTCAGTCATGTTTTGTAAAATTAAATTTAACTTTTGTGCTTTTATTTTTAAGTTACCTGTAATACCACCAGATATAATTGGAAACTTACCTAATGTTTGTTTGACAGTTCTTATACCACCAAATCTTGTAAGGTCTGATATACCTAGTATTGCATCACCTTCTTTTGTAATTTTAAATTTACCTAGACCAGGATATTCATACGTGCCTGGTTTAGTGAATTTTTTAGTTAATCCTTGTGATAATTCTGCAAGACGCATTTCGTTTTTACCAGCACCTAATGCACCTCGTGTTAAATTTCTAACTATTTGTACTGCAGGCACAAAAGAAGCAACACCTAGTGTCATCTTTGCATCAAACTCACCAGCATTCATTGCTTGCATAATTCTTTCTGCTTGATCTGGACGGTTAATACCTTTTTCTCCAAATACACCAGCTTGATTCATAATATCTAATGATGTTTCATATCCATAATTAGCTGCCATGACAGCTGTAAAACCACCAACCATGGCACCACCAATTTTTGCATAAAATGGTCCTGGTGTTGTTCTAAAACCTTTCATTGCACCACTTGCAAATTTTCTTGCACCTAATTTATAACCAAGTATGTTACCGCCAATAGACGCTGTAATTTCTCCAGCTATTCTAGCTTCAGGAAAAGGGTCAGGACTACTTGTTTCTAAACCAAATGGATCTGGCATTAGATTAGCTTGTACATCTGGACCACCTTGTATTTCTCTTGGTGTGTATCCCTGTGAATATACAAAAGACACAAGGTCTCTTTCAAATGCATCTTGATTTACAGATCCAGGTTCTAGTTGTTCTCTTTTTTCTGCAGCTGCAATTAATTGTGCTACTTGTGCTCTTACACTTCTTATGTCAGGTCTGTTTCTTAATTTTTCTTCATTTAATAATGCAAGTGATTCTTTTTCTTTTATTTGTTCTAACTCCAATTGTGCCTTTTGTGCACGTTCTTTTACAACACTTTCAGGTGGACCTTTAGGTCCGTAATTGTAAAAATCAAAAGCTGATTGTGCACCACCTTTAACAGCATTATAGAAACCATCTAAAATTTCATCTTTCATTGTGCCAAATTTGTTTCTTATTTCTCTAGTTTTTGCTTCAGCTTCGCTAATAGGAATATTACCTTCTGATAAATAATTTAATTCAGGATCACCTGCTTGACCTACATTTTTAGGTAGACCCTCTTCTCCAACTATAAGACTAGAAAGTTGGTTAGTAGAAATAGGATTTAATTTTACTCTGTCAAATTCTTTTTCAGCCATTATTCGTTCCCTGTGTAATTTTTGCCACCAAAAGTTTGATCACCCTCTGGTAACCATTTGTTCATTAAGTCAAACCAGTTTATAGGTCCAACTGCATCTATAGTTGCACTTGAATCTCCTGAATATGCTGGTGCTGAACTTGTAATACTATCATTAACTTGTATCCATGACATGTCAATTGGTAAGTTAGGACTGTTTTGTGATCCACCAATAAAATTGTAATAACCATCTTGGTAATCTTTTATTGATATTCTTTCTTTCCCGTAAATACCTGGGTCCACGGCCCAAGATGTGGTAATTCTACCACCACCCATCAATGAGTGTTTTACATATTGTTGATATAAATCTTTTGTAAATTGATGTAGCCTGTGTGAAACCTGCACTGGATCACCAGCTCCTAATCCTAACATTTTAACTTCTTCAATTGAACGTCTAATTGTATCTGCAAGTAGACGACCAGTTGGCTGTTTAAGACGTGCAGCAAGAAAACCCATTCTATTTTGTAGTTGTTCTACTATGTCAAGTGATGGATTAGATATTAAATTTTTAACATAAGCGTCTGTAGCCCACTCACCTGTCATTGTCACACCATCAGGCCCTATCGCATCACCTTTGTAAATATCTTCTTTTCCTGTTTCTGATACAGTGTTTGCTTGCGCGCTAGAAAAAATCATGTTGTTATTCATTTGCACATCTAATGCAGCTAAACTAGCACCGCCAACATTTTCTGTATAAGGTATTAACCATGCAGGTATGCCTAATCTATCTGCTATTTGTTTTGCCTCTCTTACACTTGTTCTTGCAAACTTACCAAAACCCCCTGTTACACCAGTAGGAAACTGTCCTGAATATAATCCGTATTGTGGATTCATTTGTATGTTTAATATGTCAGGTAATGCTGCTTCAAAAACTGAAGACAGTGCTAAATGTTCACCACGTTGTGATTTTGTTAAATCACCTTGATATGGGTCATTACCAGCTGATGCAGACGCTTGATCTAAATCACTTGATATTCTTATGTCTCCTGGCATCAATCCTAAATCACTGTTACCATTTCTTGACAAATCTAAATAGTATTGCGCTCTTTCTCCTTTGTCAAATACTTGATCTATAGGACTCCATGTTTCATACTTTTGTCCATCCGGTAATTCTATGGTGCTTTTTTTCATCACTGTACGTAAAGTGCCTTTAGGTTGATTACCTTCAAATTCTTTTTTAATTAATTCTTTCATGTAAAAATTTTGTATGTCTGTATATTGTTTGTTTTTTGCTCTTCTATCTTCGCGTACAATATCATAAGCAGCTAATGCTAATTCTTTATCCATCTTTGATTTGTTTTGTAAATTTTGCATAGCTATTGGTAAAATTTGTGATCCTGTTTTACCGGCGACATCTAAAAATCCTCTTATACCACTTTGGTTTGTTGTATTAGTCATCATGCCTAAACCTAGTTGTAATAACATCATAGTGTTCATAAGTTTACTATCGTCACCCATTAATTCTTTAAGCTCTGCCTTTACTTCTTTTACACTTTTTTCATCAACAGACGTGTCATTTTCTAAGTAGGCACTTGTCAAATCAAACATGGCCATTTCGTCATTTCCTACCATGCCACCACCACTTGCAATATTTTCTGCTTCTTCTTGTACACCGTCAGCTAAAGAATTTTCATTACTTTCTTGTAAATCAGGATCATCATTATTACTTAATGCAGAATTAGAACTAGAATTTAATATAGATTCTTCTTCTTTTAATTCATTTATTTTTTCAGTATTCTCCTGGTCTATTATACTTACAACTTCGTTTATATCTCTTTCTATAGGATCGCCGTAAGCCTCGTCATAATTTACAGCAGGTTGTACTGGTTGTGGTAAATCCTCTTGTTCTAACGTTGCATTTACATCTTCTTGTATTATTTCTTTTGCCACTGGATCTTCTTTTAACCATTGTGGCATCATGGTCCAAGCAGTTCCTGTAGCTAATATGTTTCTATACACTTTTTTCTTTTGTGCAGGATCCATTGCTGCCCATCTAGCTTTTATAGAACCAAAATTTGTAAATGGTTCGTTGTATAAATTACCAAAATTAAAAGTTGTTGATGCAGGTGTTTTAATTGTGTTACCAAACAAATCAGTTGTTTCTGATGCTTCTGTTCTATTAACAATTGGTGGGAACTTACTTCTGTTTTCTTTATTAAAAGTACCAGACATATCATAGAACTGGTCATTTATTGGTTGACCATAAATATTTGTTTCTACATCATATCTTCTTTTAGGATTAACTGTTTGCGTGTTTACTGTTTTAACTTGACCTAAATCATCAACGGTTGTCACAGGAACATTGGGTCCATACTTAAATAATTCGCCTTGCTTTGATCCACCAAAAAATAGATTATAAAGACCTTTTAGGCCTCCTGTGTACGCATGTACTCTTTCTCTGTCACCTCGTCTAAATAGAGGTCTGTTTAAAGTGTTCCCCGCCATGGTTCTCCTTTAGCCTGATGTTAAATCTTTATACCCTTGGTATGCAGCTAATCCTGATATACCAGCACCTACCGCTTGTGCTAACGGATTAGCCTGCGGTGTTGTTGCCATGGCAAGTGATGATGCACTTGTTGGTGCGCCTTGGAATATGTCGGATACAAACCCTAATCTTTGGTAAGGTTCGTACATTTGCTGTAATTGTTGTCTGTAATCTGCGTCTGCTTGCATCTGTAAATTTTGTTGTTGTTGTCCACCTAGTTGCATTAAGTTTGATATATCTGCCATTCTTAAACTTTGCGCTTGATTAAATGCATCTGCATTTGATTGACCTACAGCTTGTGCTCTTTGTCTATCTAGTTCTGCATTTGCAATTTCTAATCTTGATCCACCGTAAGCACCTTTGGCAGCTGCGTCTAAATTTTGTTGGTTTTCTGCTTTTGCAAATTGATCCTCTATACCTTGTGTAACAAAGTCTTGGTATGGATTCATGTATTGTTGAAAAGAACCTACACCTTGATTTGCAATGTCAAATGCTTGTTGTTGCATTTGTGTAAATGGTGTAACCTCTTGTGTTGGTATTGTAGGTTGAAATACAGGTTGTTCACCCTTTGCTAATTTTACTGCTTGATCCATAAGACCAAGCTTACGCCCCATTACCTCAGGTAATTCTGCTTGATAACGTACAGCATAATCTGCTCCGCCACCTATTGGACCTGGTGTGCCTGTTCCCATTACAATATACTCCTATACTTAGCTTCTTTTACCATACCTAACCGTTTAGCAAAAGAGTCAAATTTGTTTTTATCCATGTTATGCGTTGATGGTTCAAAATATATTTCTCGTGCTTTATTATTTTTAGCCCAATCCATAAATTTTCTCATCATAAACAACGCTCCCATTTTGCCTCTTTCAGAAGGAACCACATATAGTTCCGACTGTCTTGCGAAGATATCTTGCATAAAAGAGAATTGGTGTATCTCACCTGTTAGAAATCCTATCTTATCTTCTCCTCGCAAACCAATAATCCCAAACATATATAAAGGATTATTAATTACATGATAAAAATAACGTGATACTTTATCTTTATCATACTCTCCATCATTCCATTCAGATTCTTCAAACATGTCCTTTGTGACATTTAGAATCCAATCGAGGTCACCCTCTTCAAAAAACTTCCAATCCACTAAACCCTTCCAGCTGTCATCATTTCAGCTGGTGTTTGTGAATTAGGATCTAACGAATTCATCATTTGATACATTCGTTTTGCTCCTAGCATGCGGTTACCACCGCCTAAGTTCTCTACAGCTTTTGCTGTGACAACAAACTCTCCATCACTCAACATAGCAGGAATACTATCAGAAGTTCCTGTGCCTGGGCCGTTAGTCGCGCCACCAGCTGTCATATCCATCTCTGTAACACCTTCAATTGTGTTACCTGTCATGCCGCCATAACTTAACTTTTTATAACCACCTCTTGCTGCATTATCAGATGGTAAAAAGTCTGCGTTTTCCATGTAGTATTCTTTAAAATCTTCTAAACTGTCAAACTGCATGCCAGGATTTTCTAATATAAAATTATCCATTAACTGTTTGTACTCAGCATCTGGATGTGGAGGTGACATTGCTGTTTTATCTAAATTCATTTTGTCCATTAATTTTTGTATTTGATCTTCTATTTGTTTATATTTTGGATCGTTACTAGGTGTTATTATTCTTAACATTTGTAGCATTTGTAATTCTGATTTATCTGAATCAGTTAATCCTGCCATTTCTTTGCCTTCATCTAATGATGCAATACCCTCTGGTTTTTGTCCACCAGCTGCAAAACCACCACGTGCATATTTCATTAGACCACCACGTGCAGCACCAGCCATGTAACCTTCAAAAGGATTATCATAATAACCACTGTACATTTCCATATTTCTTTTTCTTCGTGCTTCCATTTCAGCCATCATAGCTTCTTCTTGTTTTTTTCTATCTGCTTCTGGATCTCCTGCTAAATATGATGCACCCATACCTCCAATTGCAGCAGCTCTCATAGGATTAGCTGCAGCCATTTGTAATACAGTTTTACCAAAGCCTGGGTTCATATTAGATATGTATTTAGCTCCAAAACCACCAGGTTTTAAGAAAGCACCGCCAAGACCA